CACCGGGGACCCGATCGCGAACGCCCGTAGGTACCCGACTAGGCAGGAGTACAACAGCGACTATCAGCATCTCGTCGGTCCGGAAGCCGGCAAGTCCATGCCCGGCGACGAGCAGTGGATGGCCGAGGAAGCCGCCGAGCACTCGCACCAGGCGCTGCCCGAGGGCGAGACGACCTACGACCAGCAACTGTCGCTGTTCGAGCGCCACGAGATCGCCAAGCTGTCCGAGGCGCACGACTTCCTGAACGAGATCGGCCACGAGTCGTTCAACTCGTGGGGCGACGAGCACCGCTACAAGAGCTTCCACTTCCACAAGTGCCTGGAGCCGATGGGCATGCGCGTCCACCAGAAGCGCCTGGCCAAAGGGATCAAAAGCGGCGCCGACGACCCCTACGGCAACTGGGGCGACGACGGGGGCCCCGTGCCCGACTACGACCCGGACCCCGCCTACAGCCCCAACAACGAAACCCACCAGTCGCAACCAGAAACGCAGCAAGGCCGGCAGCGGATCGTGAACGGCAAGGTGGTACGAGGCAAGGCCGTACGGCCCCGGGGTTACGTGCCCAAGACCGGCGACCGGGTGTCGGTGCGTACGCCTATGAGCCTGGGGGACTTCGACGACGACTCCGCCACCCACGCCTTCGCCGAACGGCTCATCAACAGCGGGCAGTCGACATCGGAGCAGGTCGGCACGGTGGCCGACGTGTCGGACGGCGACCTGCGGCTGGTCGCCGACCACGGCGACGAACCCGGCAGCTGGAACATCGACCACGAAGGCGTGACCGTGACCCGACTGGGCGACGCGCTGTCGGAGGGCGACAAGGCCATGTCGGGCCGGGCGCGGGGCCACGACCGCGCCAAACAGAACGCCATCGACGGCGCCCGCGCCCGCGCCGGATCGGGGCCGCAGGCGCAGGCCCACAACAGCGCCGCCAACGGCGCCCCGCCCCAGGAGGAGGTGCCGCAGCCGCAGATGGGCCAGGCGCCGCAGGTCGACGACCAGGCCGCGAAGTGCTACGGGCACTGCGGCAGCGCCAGCGGGTTTTTCAAGATGCTGTCGAACCTGAAGGCGTACGGCCGCCCGCAGCAGTTCGAGGCGATGCGGCACGCAGGTAACATCAGGAGTATTTTGGAAACAATAGACCCTGACTTCGTTTCGCAGCCGCAGTACAATCAGGAAGAAGACCTGGACGCCGTCGCGCAACTGGTCTACGATCCGGGCGAAATCGGAAAGATGGGCGAGAAATCCTCCGAGGACCTCGCCGAAGAGAACACCAAGCGGCTCGCCGAACTCGGGGAGCTGATGAAGCAACTGCGACAGAACGTGGGAACGGTCCCTTAACCTTTCACCTACCCGATACGAGAACTTCGATGGCACAGTCCACCCCGCCCAACAAGCCGCAGGCCCCCGGCGCGGCGCCGCAAGCCGCCCCGAAGACGGCCCCGCAAGGGCCGACGCTCGGGGAGGTGGTGCGAAGGCAGAACGAGCAGATCGCCGTGCTGACCAAGCAGCTCGGCGAGATGCACCAGATGGTCAAGGCCATGCCGGCGCCCGGCGCGCCGGCGCCGGCCAGCGTCTTCGGCGGCCGCAACGTCCGCACGGGCGAGAACCCGCTGGCGTCGCGGGGCTTCTCCTTCATGAAGATGCTCGGCGTCATCACCGGCGCCTGCGCCCCCGACCAGGCGAAGGTCGAGATCGACATCCACAACCGGATGCACCAGACCCTCGCCAACCACGACGGCTACACCTACCAGGGCGGCCACTTCCCCGGGCAGAAGGCGTTCCTGGCGCCCCTGGCCACGAGCTACCTGCACGAGCAGTACGTCGACCGCAACTTCCGCAACGAGATGCGGCAGCTCGTCAACGCCGGCATGGAGGGCGCCGACTACGACGAGATGAACTGGATCCGCAGGAAGCAGCTCGGGGCGCAGGGCTACGGGCAGAAGACGCTGAGCTGGCTGAACGAGTACCTGGGCGGCGCGCTCGTGGCGCCCCCGGAGATGGGCGAACTGATCGAGCTGCTCCGTAACAAGGAGGCGCTCGTCAACGCCGGGGCCCGCACCGTGCCGCTGCCGCCGCAGGGCCGGCTGAAGTACCCGCGGCAGACGGCGTCGAGCCTGACCTACTGGGTCGGCGAGAACAGCCCGATCACCGCCAGCGACGTGGGCGTCGGCGAGATCACCCTCCAGGCCAAGAAGCTGGCCGTCCTCATCAAGGCGCCGAACGAACTCATCCGCTTCGCCTCCCCGGCGGCGGAGGCCCTGATGCGCGACGACATGACCAAGTCGCTGGCGCTGGGCCTCGACCTGGCGGGCCTCGAGGGGCAGGGCGGCGACAACCGCCCGCGGGGCATCATCAACATGCCCAACATCTACAACCTGTCGTCCAGCTCGCAGACGGCCAACGGCGACCGGATCGTCGGCAACGACATCTACCGCTTCTTCACCGCGGTGGAAGAGGCGAACGCCGAGTTCGAGGGCTTCATCATGAGGCCCAAGACCATGTACAAGTACTACCAGCTCCGCAGCGACGCGGTGGCGCAGGGCGACGCCCAGGGGCCGTTCCTGTTCAGCCTGATCCGCGAGGCGGGCGAGGGCATGGCGAAGCCGATGCTCGGCGGCTACCCGGTCACCAAGTCCACGCAGGTCAGCCAGTCGCGCGCCAAGGGCTCGGCCTCGAACCTGACCTACATCGTCGGCGGCATGTGGAGCGACCTGCTCATCGGCATGTTCGGCGCCATCGAGTTCAGCGCCACGACGATGGGCGACACGTCGTTCGTCAACGACCAGACGTGGGTGAAGGGCATCCTGAGCGCCGACATCCAGGCGCGTCACGAGGCCGCCTTCGTCCTGATGGACGGGCTCGACATCACCCTGTAACCCGGGCACACCAAGCGGAGAACTGATCTGTGAGCGCGAATCTCGTCGTCGATCTGAGCGCTACCGTAGACTGCCGACCCTCGGTAGTGGTGGGCTCGGGCGTCAACAAAGTGATCGGCCAGGTGGTCGACCTGCTGCACGCCGACACCTACTGCAACGTCTACGTCGCCGGGGGCTTCGGCTCCGGCGCCATCGAGGTGTGGGTCCAGACTTCGGACTCCACCGCGAGCGGCACCTTCACCGACCCGACCTCGGGCCTGGCGGCCTTCCCGACGAAGGTCGGGTCGGGCGGCGTGCTGTTCGTCAACAGCGGTCTGTTTTCGAGCGGCAACCAGTCGCTGTCGGCCCCGGTCGACAGCGCCCCGGTGTTCTGCTCGGGCGGCACCGACTTCGGCGCGTTCCAGCGGCCCCACCGCTACGCGCGCCTCATCCTCAACTCGGGGCCGTTCCCCAACGCCATCGTCGCGGGCTTCATCAGCCAGAAGCGTACGGTCGGCTCGGGCGGCGGCTTCACGCTGAACCCGACCTCCGGAGTGGTCGGGGGCTTCTGACCGGCGCGGGCCGTGACAGAGAGAGCTTCGCAGGGCCCGGGCGCCTCCAACGACGTGGGTGCCCGGGCCTTGCGGATTCATAGGGGCCTTACCGTGCTGCTGACCGACCTGTCCGAACTGAAGCGGGTGCTGGAGCTCGACCCCGACGACCCGTCGGAGGTCGCCAAGCTCAACTTCTTCATCGAGCAGGCCAGCGACTGGATCCTCGAATACCTCAACCGCAAGGACATCGAGAAGAAGTCGCGCACCGAATACTACGACGGGACGGGGACGCTGGAGCTGTGCCTCAGGGCGCGCCCCGTGTTCACGACGACGGCGATCCGCGCCTTCGTCGACGAGGCCGGGTACTACGGCCAGACCTCGGGCGGCTTCGCGTCGAACTCCGAGCTGACGTACGGCGACGACTTCTTCCTCAAGGTCGACCAGAGCGACGGGTCGTCGCGCTGTGGCATCCTAGTGCGCCGCGGCAGGCACTGGCCGCAGCCCAACGTCCGCACGCGCGGCCTGCTGGCGCCGTTCATCGGCGAGGGCTACGGCTGCGTCAAGGTGATCTACACGGGCGGCTACACGGTCGACACGCTGCCCGCGGCCATACGCGGCGCCTGCAACCTGCTCGTCGCACGCATGCGGTACGTCTACCCCCTGGGCATGCAGATCGGCAGCGAGAGCTACGAGGAGCGGCACATCTCGCTCGTCGACAAGAGCAAGAACTACTTCATGTCGCTCGTGGCGCCGATGCTGCACTCGTACCGGAACTGGAAATTCTAACCATGCCCCTCAACGAGAAGAACACGAGGACGTTCCACAGGACCCTGTACGGGGGCACGGGCATGCTCCAGACCGTCACGCTGCTGAAGCGTGACGACGACCAGCGCCAGGGCAACGTCACGGCCTACAAGCTGTTCCAGGTCCGTTGGTCGCGGATCTTCAAGACGGGCGAGCCGATCCTCGGTGACATGAGCAGCTCGCACACGCGCACGGTGCACCTGCCGCGCATCGAACTCGACCGCGTCGGGGTGGCCCACATCAACGCGCTCGACCGGTTCGTCGACCGCGAGGGCGTGACGTGGCAGCCCGAGTCGACGACCAACATCACCGTCAAACTGTTCCAGAACCACATCTGCGTGGTCTGTCTGAGGGTCAAAGGGTAGATGGCGCGAGACTTCCAGGTCGCCGGGCCGACGCTGGTGAAGGTCAAGGGGGGTGCAACTATGGTCAAATATAAATCATTGGAATTCATGGGGTACAAAGGTTACCGAGTAGGTGACGACGGGAGCGTATGGAGCAAACGGCGAGGTGGAGGATGGGGAGAATGGCGCAAGTTAAAACCTAGCGGTGGACCCAATAGGAGCTGCTCCGGGTACGGCTTATATGACAGCTCATCTAAGTTAAAAACCCACAAGGCTCACCGATTAGTCCTGACCGCATTTGTTGGTCCGTGCCCCATCGGCATGGAAGGCTGTCATTGGGATGGAGACACGTCTAATAACCATCTCGATAACTTGCGATGGGACTACCATGAAAACAACGAGAAAGACAAACTGCGCCACGGAACGAGAGTCAGAGGATCGAAAATCGGCAACGCAAAACTCAACGAGGCGCAAGTAGCTACCATAAAACGTCTGGCCAAATCAGGAAGGACTAACACCAGCTTGGCCTTGGATTTTAATGTGAGTAATGTGATGATCGGTTACATTGTCTCCGGTAAATTTTGGAGACATGTGAATGGCTAGAGACTTTCAAATAGCCGGACCGACTTTAGTGAAAGTGCGCGGAGGGCAGCACATGAGCGGCTCCGCCATCGCCGTACTGTCGGAACTGGGCCTGACCTCGGAGGCGATCACCGTCGAGCCGCGGTTCCGTTACAGGGACGTGAACGTCGCCGACTTCGGCCCCGACGTGCCCGCCGAAGTGCAGTGGATGCTCGCCGACGCGGTCGTCCGCATGACGCTGGTGCACCACGACTGGAACGTGCTCGACGTGTGCATGATCGAGTCGATGGGCGGGGGCTCGGTGGTGTTCGACGACGGGGGAGTCAACCTGCCCGACCCCGACAGGCCCGGGGACCTGCTGTTCCGCAGGACGCAGCTGGCGGGCAGCCTGGCGCCGGCGGGGACGCTCATGGGCAACGGCCTGCCCATGTTCGCGAGCGGCAACCACTACGTCAGCCTCAACCTGACCTCCCCCGTCAACCGCAAGCCGTGGCGCTTCCGCTCGTGCTACCTGGCGGAGCGCCCGGTCGTCTACCCGGTGGGCGCCAGGTGCAGCGAGGTGCAGCTCACCTGGCGCGCCATACCCTACGTGCCCATCTACTACTCGGGCACGGGCAGCTCGGAGAACCTCACCGACGCGCCGAAGGGCACCGACAACCCGTCGATGGACACGGACTTCCAGAAGGTCGTCATCACCGACTCGGGCGGCACGGGCAACTACTACCTGATAAAAGAGATCACGTCCTCGGGCGTCTGCCTGTGGGACCGGTACGAGGACGTGTGAGGAGTAATAACGAATGGCTCGTGATTTCTATGTGAATGGGCCCACGCTGGTCTCGGTCAAGGGCCGGTCCGACTCGACGATCGGCACGCTCTCCGAGCTGGGCCTGAGCGACGCGCCGATCCGCGTCGTGCCCAACTTCAAGCACCAGGGCATCACGGTGGACGCCTGGGGCAGCGCGCCGCCCGAGGTGCAGTTCATGCTGGCGACGGTCGAGGTCACGATCTCGCTGGTGCATTTCGACCCCGACGTGCTGAACGAGTGCCTGCGGCTCAGCACGGGCAGCCCGGCGGCGGCGGGGCGCATGCCCACCGCCGGGACGCGCATGGGCAACAACGTGGCGCGGTTCGCCGTGGGCAACAACTTCATCGGCCTCAACCTGTCGTCGCCCACGCAGGGCGCCCCCTGGCGCTTCTACTACGCCTTCATGACGGGGCCCCCCGTCAACTTCCCGCTCGGCGCCGAGCGGTCGGTCGCCATCACCAACTGGACGTGCATCCCGTACGACACGAACTTGTACAACGCCGGCGCGTCGTCGTCGGGCATCTACCTCTGGGACAGGACGCTTGACAATTAGGTGTCCTTAAATGGGTGTCCCATAGAACCGACCTAATTCGGATACCGGAGCATGACCACCGAAATCTACACGCCCGAAGAACGGAAGATCTTCCACTACTACACGGGGGAGGAGCGCGGCGTCGTCAAGGCCGACCCCATGGTGCTGTACAAGCGGCTCATGGAGGTGCAGGGCGACCTGTCGGCCGAGCTCTCCATCGCCTTCTCCCCCAGCAAGGGCGCCGCGGAGGCGCACGCCTCGCTCATCAAGAAGGTCCACTCGATCTTCGACGTGAAGCCCTACGACCAGGGGGGCCTGCTGGAGACGGAGTGCCTGACGCTGCTCCAGCAGTTCTGGGACTACTGCGCGGAGTCAAAAAAAAACTCGAGGACATCAGCGACGCCACCGGAAGCAACGCCGGAATGTTCGCCCTCGCCTACGGGCGCAGGCCCGACTACCCCGAACACTTCGGGCTGTGGCTCAACCGGTCCCGCGTCGCCGACCGCCTGACGTGGGCGCACCTGCTGGCGCTGCTGTTCGCCGACGGGACGTTCGCGCCGACCATCGCCTTCTTCCGGTCGGTGTCGGACGGCGAGGGCGAGGCGGCCGCTAACAAGGCCCGGTTCGACGCCGCGAGGCACATGAGGAACGGCTGATGACGGCTCAGGAGTGGCTGGAGAGCAGGGAAGGGGCCGCCTGGCAGGCGCTGGAGTCCGCGCGCACCAACGGCGTCGCCTTGTCGGAAAACGACGAGGCGCAGTGGCAGCGGCTGAACCGCGAGGCGGTGGCGCACCGGGTCGCCTCCCAGCTCACGTACGGC